TAACTTCTCGGCCTGCGCAGGCGAGATGATCTCCAGAAACTGGAGGGCAGGTGCCAACGCTTGCAACTGCGCCAGCGCGTCAGCCTCATTGGCCCACACACGCTGCGCGCGCTTGTTTACCAGTTTATACCCCGGCACGGGGATGTTTTTCTCAAGCGCCTGCAACGCCAATTTCCTGACGTCCGACGCCCAGTCCTCACACGACTGCGCAAGCGACATCATCTCGCCCAAACGCTCAGGTTTGATGTCAAGGATGCGCTGACGCACGGCGCGCTCGACAGCGCCGGTCACGACCGGGCAGACCGCCTTGGCCGGACAGAACCGGCAATGGTCGCCGGCCACGATCGGCGCGTCGGGCTGTTGCGCACGATGCACGGCCATCGCCAGCTCGTCGTTGAACTTCGCCAGACGGTCCACATCAGTCATCCAACGACGGATATACGGCGGCTGGATAATGATCAGCTCGACGTACTTGATGCCTTTGAACGCCCAATGATCTGACGCCCACGCGGCGGCAGCGTAGAACAACAGTTGCTCGTTCTCTTTGGCGTCCACCATAACGCCTTCACCGAACTTCCAGTCCAGCACGATCGCGCGGTGATAGTCTTTCTCTTTAACTTTGCCAATAACGTCGGCGGTGCCAAAGATGCTGGCGTTCCACGGGTACGCAACCTTGGCCTCGACTGCGCCCGTCAGGTAGAACTCAGGGTCCACTTCGGTGTCGAACAACCGCAGCGCCGTCTCGATCTTGGCGCGCTGATCGTCGGTCAGGTCGGTCTTGTTCAGCACTTCTTCGCGCGTGTCGGCCTCCTCAAAGACGATCTGCGAGATTAGCTCGTGCAGCATGGTCCCCTCCCGCATGTAGTCGTTCTCGACCTGCGGCGGCATCTGCGCCACCAGCGCCACGCTGCCAGGGCAGTTGATGACGCGCTTGGCAGTCGAGCCGCCGACGATCTTGCTATGTGCTGTCATGTGATTGAACTCCAGTTGACTGTTGGAAATCGCATGGTATATGATTGCTTTGAAGTTTGCAACACCCCAAACTTTATAACTTCCGGGAGAACGAAAATTTTGGAACGCGACATAGAGCGCTACCTCGTGAAGCGCGTGAAAGACGTCGGTGGCATCGCGTACAAGTTCACCTCGCCCGCGCACCGGGGCGTGGCGGACCGATGCGTGGTGCTGGGGCGGGGCGTCGTGTGGTTCATTGAGGTCAAGACCCCGACGGGCAAACTGACCCGACTGCAAGAGCTATTCTGGCACGACATGCTCAGGCGCGGGCAGCGCTACCGGGTCATTCGGTCGCATGAGGACGTAGACGCATGGATTGCGGAGCTGGGGCTATGAAGCTGCGCCCTTATCAAGACGAGGCGGCTGACTTCTTGTTCGCCAACGACCGCGCGATGGTGCTGGCGCCTGTTGGTGCCGGCAAGACCGCGATCACACTCACCGCGATGGCTGAGATGCTTGCGCAAGGCCACGCCAAGCGCTTCCTAGTGCTTGCGCCTCTGCGCGTGGCGTCTAGCGTCTGGCCGGTCGAGGCGTCGAAGTGGGCGCCGGGGCTGACGATCGCCGTGTGCGTGGGGTCACCGGCGCAGCGGACGCGGGCGCTGGCGTCTGACGCGCGGGTGGTCGTGACTAACTACGACAACCTGCAATGGCTGGCCGAGCAACCGCTGGACTTTGACGCCGTGGTCTTTGATGAGTTGACGCGGCTCAAGAACCCCAGCGGCAAGCGCTTCAAGGCGTTGGCCAAGGTCATTGACGCCATGCAGATCCGCTGGGGGCTGACCGGCAGCTTTACTAGCAACGGTCTGGAAGACGTCTTCGGTCAATGCAAGATCGTCGATCAGTCGCTGCTTGGGCGCAGCAAAGGCGCCTTCCAGCAGCAGTATTTCTTTTGTCGCAACCGGGATTTCAACGATTACGTCCCGCTGCCGGGGGCGCTGGAGGCGGTCATGGCCCGTATCAAACCGGCGACGTTTGTGCTGGAGCCAGGCGTGTACAAGGATCGGTTGCCTGACCTGCACACGATCCCGACAACGCTTGAGATGGAGATGGACGTCTACAACGAGATGAAAAAACAAATGGTGCTGACGTTCAACGACGACGCGGCGGTGGCGGCCAACGCTGCGGTGTTAACGACCAAGCTGCAACAGATCGCAGCGGGGTTCGTCTACGGCGCGGCGACGCAATGGTTGAGCAGTCACAAGTTGGATGCGCTTGATGACATCTTCAACGAGAACCAGCGTGCGCCTACGCTCATCTGGTATCAGTACCAAGCCGAACTGATTGCTTTGAAAGCGCGGTACCCGAAACTGGAAGAGCTAACCAACGACAACTCGATCGACCGTTGGAACGCCGGCCACATCGAGATGATGGCGGTCCACCCCAAAAGCGCGGGGCATGGCATCAACTTGCAAGGCCAGAACCTCATGGTGTGGATGTCGCTGCCGTGGTCGCTGGAGTTGTACGAGCAGGCAGTCGGGCGCCTGCACCGTGGCGGTCAGACGCGAGACGTCTGGAACTATGTACTGCTGACTGAAGACACGATTGATGAGGTGATCTGGAAGGCGCTGCACGACAAGCGCAGCGTGTCGGAAATTGCATTGGAGGCGTTGAAATGAATCGTACCGTAGAGAAGTTGAAGGCTGCGCGGGCTGAGTTGCGCATTCGTAGGCGAGAGTACAACCGCGCGCACAAGGCGTTGGCGCGGGTTGTTGTGTTGATCACTTTTTTGGAGAAGAAAATTGAACTGGCGCGAAATGCAAGCAAGGCTTAACACGTTCACAGAGGAGGAGCTATGGCAATTGATCAAAGACGAATTGGCGGGGCAGCGGCGCACGACTTTCGTGGAGCGACTGCATCAGCGGGCATGCGCTCTGCGGTCTACGCGGGAGCGCCTGGAGCTATTGAAGGAGGTTTCAAAATGATTGACGATGACGTCTACTACCGCATTAGCGCAGCCACCGACATCACCGTCACCTGGCGCCGCTACGGCTGGGTGCCGCCGTCTGAGCTGCCAGAGTACAAGGCCAAGTGGGCCAAGGCCCAAGAGCCTACCCGACTGAAGGATATGAAATGACTGACTATAGCGAAGGCTATCTGAACCTCAAGAAGCTCGTGGGCGACCTGTGGGAGGCCATGAACAACGGCGAGCATGGCCAAGCCCGTGTGATCTGCGACTGCATCGTGGTCGAGGCGCGGCTTACCAAGGCGCAGATCGGCGCACAGATGGAGAAGGACGCATGACGGCCACCATTTTGCGTCAGATAAAACCGGGGCAGCAGTTCGTTGTGCGGCGCACCAAAGAGCGGTGCATGCTGATTGAGCAAGATCCAAAATCACCGACCAGTTGGGGGCAATGGATCGTCTATGATTTTGCAACTCACGAGTTACAACAACTCCATCAATCAGTACAAGTGCTTGTTGACCCGCCTGCGATTGACTTTGCCGACTACGAGACGCAACGGCGTGTGATGCTGGAGTACCTGCAAGTGATGGCCGCACGGGGCGACTGGCACGGCGTGGCTGACGCTGCGATGGACCTAAGAGAAATGGAGGCCGAGCGTAAATATGCTGTGCCCGCTATGCCAGAATGAGACTCGCAGCAAGAACAAAGGCTGTGTGAGACACCGGACATGCCGCGCCTGTGGGCATGAGTTCACAACGATCGAAGTTATCAAAGAACCTGAGATGTCAACCAAAGAAAAACTGGAACGCTTCATGCGCGACCGGAAGAAACCCGTGGACACCGCGACGCTTGCAGCGTATTTTATGGTGCACACGACCACGATCAACGAAAACATGAGAGAGCTAGAAAGTGAAGACAAGATCCTGCGCTTCAAAGCCAAAGGCGGCAAAAACGTCTGGAGCTGGAACTACCGCGTGGCCTTTCCCTTTAAGCCTGCCCCCGCACGATCCCTCGAACCCGCCCCCGTTATCGGAACGCCTATCAAAGCCACGACGAGCTACGCCCACGTTCGCGGCTATGATGACTGAGACGGGAGAAGCGACATGGTAGACATGGTGAACCGCCCACCCCACTACACCAAGGGGAAGATCCAGGCCATCGACGCCATCGCGTCAGCGGTGATGGACCTCAACGGCGTGGACTCGTTCTGTACGGCCAACGCTATCAAGTACCTTTGGCGCTGGAAAGATAAGGGCGGCGTCGAAGACCTGCGCAAGGCGCGCTGGTACATCGACTATTTGATTGCGCTGGAGACTACCCCTGCGCCATCTCAAGCGCCGTCGCCCGGACGTCTCGTACCCGACGCTCCCACCCCCGCCCAAACGTCGCCCACGTTGGCAGCTCCTGTAGGAACGCCAATCGTTTGTCACACAAAGTGTTGACCAACGCCACGGGGTCAGCCGCCTTGACGGCAGCCAAGGTCTTCGGACCGACGGCGCCGTCGGGCGTGGTGCCGATCGCCTCTTGCAGGAACTTGATCGACCGACCGGGGCCGCTGTTGATCGCGCAGTCGAACACGGCGTAGTCCACGCCAGCCGGCAGGTCGTTGCCGAACACCTTGTCCCAGTACTTCTCTTTGTAGAGCGGCCCGACGTCGGCGTGCGTCAGCGCCCGCATTTCAGTCTCGGTCACTTGGCGCCCGCACCACTTCTCCCACGTTGACTTGGTGCAACCAAGGTTGGTCATGCCGCCAGGATCTGCCGGGTGATTTACCAAACCGCCCTCGTGGTGCAGCACCGCCGCCAGCGCCGCGTCGAAGTTCTCAATCATTTTGTGCCTCGCACCAAAGCGTCGGTCTTGTCTTTCGAGCCTTTGCTGGACCCGTAGAAGAAGTTAAAGAATCCGGTCAGCACCGTGCCGATCAGCACGCCCACCACCGTATCTACCACTCGGACATTAGCATCCGGAATAGGCGCAAACGATGCGGCGGTGAAGAAGGCGATAGCAAACAGCGACCAGATCGA